TACAGTTATTTGGGGTAATAAAACGTTACAAGTCGCAGACACGGCACTTAATAGATTGAATGTAAGAAGATTATTACTTCAAGCTCGTAAGTTGATTTCTGCGGTGGCGGTGAGATTATTGTTTGAACAAAACGACCAAATTGTTAGACAACAATTCTTAGACAGTGTTAACCCAATTTTAGACTCAATTAGAAGAGACCGAGGTTTATATGATTTCCGTGTAACGGTTTCATCATCACCTGAGGATTTAGATAGAAATACTTTAACAGGTAAAATTTATTTAAAACCAACAAAAGCTTTAGAATTTATAGATATTGAATTCTTTATTACTCCAACAGGAGCATCGTTTGAGAATATTTAATAAAAAAAAATAAGTGGGGATTCGTCTCCACTTTTTAGCCAATTATGAAAAAAATAACATTACAAGAAGGAATTAATGAACAGGGTACTCCTGATATGAAATATTATGCGTTCGATTGGGATGATAATATTGTTCATATGCCAACAAAGATTATGGTTAAAACTGAGGACGGTGACGAAATTGGAATGAGTACTGATGATTTTGCGGAATATAGACATCAATTAGGAAAAGAACCTTTTGAGTACAATGGAGAGACTGTTGTGGGATATGGTGAAGAACCTTTTAAAAATTTCCAAACACCGGGAGATAAAGACTTCCTGATTGATTCAATGAGAGCTAAGATTGGACCAGCGTTTGACGACTTTAGAGAGGCAATTAACGGAGGTTCTATCTTTTCTATTATAACCGCTCGTGGACACAATCCTAATACCTTAAAACAAGCCGTTTACAATTATATTATCGAAGGATTTAAGGGTATTGATAAAAACGAATTAATTAAAAATCTTAAAAAGTATAGAAGTATCTCCGGTGATGATGAAATGAGTGATGATGAATTGATTAAAACTTATTTGGATATGTGTAAGTTCCATCCTGTATCTTATAATGATGTAGAAGGTGCTGCAAATCCGGAAGAAGCTAAAGTTCGTGCTATGGATAAGTTTGTTGATTATATTAAAGAAATATCATCTGATTTGGATAAAAGGGCATTCCTGAAAAAAGATGTGAGTAATAATTTTATACCATCAAAACCGACAATTGGATTTTCTGATGACGACATACGAAATGTTGAGGTTATGAAAAAACATTTTAAAAATAAGCCTGGTAATATTGTTAAAACTTATTCAACAGCTGGAGGAATAAAAAAAGAATATTAACTAGTTATAAAGAACTAGAATTAAATAAATAATTAAAAACTAGTTAAAATAACTAGAATTAAATAAACTAGTCTGGATTATAATGATAATAAATTAAATTCGGAAAGTCAACAGAAATATTTTCCAAAAGGATATATTTATGATAATAAACAAAGAAAAACTAATTTAAAATAATATGGCTGATTTATTGATGAAAATGCCGATTCCTTACGAACCGAAAAGACAGAATCGATTCATATTAAGGTTTCCATCAAGCTTAGGGATTAACGAATGGTTTGTAGAAAGTACTGCAAGACCTAAAATTAAAATTGCTTCAACTGAAATACAATTTTTAAATACATCAACCTATGTTGCGGGTAGATTTAATTGGGAAGAACTACCTGTTAAATTTAGAGACCCAATTGGTCCATCTGCATCTCAAGCTCTTATGGAGTGGGTTCGTTTACACGCCGAATCTGTTACAGGTCGTATGGGTTATGCTGCGGGTTATAAAAAAGATATTGACCTTGAAATGTTAGACCCAACAGGTGTTGTGGTTGAAAAATGGATTTTGTATGGTACATTCTTAACTAGTGTTGATTTTGGTTCATTAGGGTATAGTACTGATGGTCTTGCAGACATTACTGTTTCACTTCGTATGGACCGTTGTGTATTAGTTTATTAATTTTTTAATATTAATAAAAACATATGTGTTGATAAAAAATCAATACTAATTATATTTAACCGTAAAGACATAAACTTTACGGTTATTTTTTTATATGGAAAATCAAACAAACGAATACGGACAACAAAACTTTACGTTACCACACGATGTAGTACCACTACCATCGGGAGGAGTGTTTTACAAAAATAAAAAGAAATCTATCAAGGTAGGTTATCTAACTGCAAATGATGAGAATATTTTAATGGCAGGTGGGAGTGATATGACCACAACACTATTAAGAAATAAAATCTACGAACCGGACCTCAGGGTTGAAGATATGTTAGAGGGAGATGTTGAGTCAATTTTAATATTCTTAAGAAATACTGGTTTTGGTCCTGAAATTAATTTAAATTTAATTGACCCTTCAAATAGAAAACCATTTCAAGCAACAGTTCTTTTAGACGAGTTAAATGTAATTAATGGTCAAACACCTAACGAAGATGGAACTTTTATCACAACCTTACCAAAATCACAGGTAACTATTAAACTAAAACCATTAACTTATGGGGAAGTTTTAGAAATAAGTAAATTGGAAGATTCATACCCTAAAGGGAGAGTAGTACCAAAAGTTACTTGGAGATTACAAAAAGAAATTATAGAGGTAAATGGAAATACTGATAAATCAGAAATATCAAAATTTGTTGAACAAATGCCGATTTTGGATTCAAAATTCATAAGAAAATTTATGAATGATAATGAACCAAGATTAGATTTAAGTAAAGTTGTAAATACCCCATCAGGAGAAAAGATGACAGTTAATGTCGGATTTGGGGTTGACTTTTTTCGTCCTTTCTTCTGATTATAGAAAAGGACAGATAGATGAATTCTACTATTTGAACAAATTAATGAACATAACGTATCAAGATTTTCAATCAATGCCACTATTTGTTAGAAAATATTTATTAGATAAGTGGTTAGAAGATAACACAAAGGACTGAAAACTCAGTCCTTTTGTATTTATATTAAAACACCATTCAAATTATGGCAACAGGAGATACTATTCAAGAATTAAGTTTTACTCAAAAATTAGCTAAAGAGGCAACAGTTACGTTTGAAACATTAACAAATACAATTGTAAACACAACTAAAGTCCAAGTTGAACTTAATAAAACTTTTGGACAAGGACAAGAAAGACTTTCAGAAACATACAAAGCAATTTCAGATGCGGCTCCAAGAGTTGCTCGTTTAGGAGGTTCAATTACGGATGTTCAAACTACAATGCAAGGTATTGCTGAAGCGTCAAGACGTAATGTTATTGCAAACACCGAAGATGTAGAAAAACTTTATGCCGCTACTCAATTGATTGAGGGTAGTGCTGATAGTTTAAGTACTTCATTTTTAGATATTGGTGTTGGGATTGAACAAGTTGGAAAACAATTAGAAGATTCTATTAATTACATCCGTAGTATTGGTGGTAATACTAAAACGGTTATGAAGGATGTGACCGATAACATGGCTCAAATGAATCGGTTCCAATTTGAAGGAGGTGTTCAAGGTTTAACTAAAATGGCAGCACAAGCGTCGATGTTAAGGTTTGATATGAAAGAAACATTCAAATTGGCCAATGATGTTTTAGACCCTGAAAGAGCAATTGATGTTGCATCGGCATTTCAAAGGTTAGGAGTTTCCGCTGGAAATCTTACCGACCCTTTCCAATTAATGAATCTGTCTATTAACGACCCATCAGGATTACAAAATAGTTTGGCGGACGTGGCAAAACAATTTACTTATTTTGATGATAAAACTAAAACCTTTAAAATTAACCCTCAAGGTGTTTTAACACTTAAAGAGATGGAGAAACAGACAAATGTTAGTGCTACGGAAATGAGTAAAATGGGTCTTGCGGCTGCGGAGTTAGACCAAAGATTGTCGGCAATTAATATGGCGGGTTTAAATGTTAATGAGGAAGATAAACAATATCTTTCAAACATTGCTAAAATGGGTGAAGGTGGTCAGTATGAAGTTAAACTTACAAATGAAAAGGGAGATGAGTATACTAAAAAGTTAAGTGATATTACTCAAACTGAATTAGGAAACTTAATTGAACAACAAAAAACAGGTCCAAAAACTTTAGAAGAAATTGCAAGTAAACAATTAAGTATTGATGAAAGTATTTTATTTAATGTTAAAGGAATGAATGTGGCTCTTTCTCAAGGGTTAACAAGTCCAAAACAAATTAGACAAGGAATTGCTGCAACACAAAGAGTCACTAGTACAGTTCTTGGTGAAACATCTGATAAATTTGGGCAAACAAAAGATTATAGGGATTTAAGTGAAGGTATATTAACTACTTTAGGTAAGGTTGCAATGGATTTTAAAGAAGGTAATAAACCTCTCACCGATATATTTTCTAATGGGTTAAATAGCCTTGGTTCTACTTTAGACGCTTCTCAAAAAAGATTTACTGAGGTACTGAAAGAAGTTGGCGAAAATATTGGAAAAAAATTAACAAATCAAAGCACTGGTGAAGTTATGATAAAAAGTGGTGTTAATAAAGCGGTAGAGGTTCTTGGGGGAAATACAACTTCATCAGTTCCATTAAGTACTACAAGTAATATTAATTCCGGCACATTACAAAACACACAAAATAATTCAGTTGTTCAAACTACTAATTCAAAAATGGATATAGGTGGAAAACTTGAAATTAATGTCAACGCTCCTGCAGGACTTTCAACCGAACAATTAAAACAAGCTTTTGACACGGCATTTAATAGTAATTCGTTTAAAGATTATATTGTTAGAGTGTCATCTCCATCTGATTCTAATAGAGAACCTATTTCAAAAACTTATTCGGCGTAAGTTTTAATATAAAAACTTATCCTTAATCTATTTATAAATAAAAATCATAGATGTCAAATAGTCCATTAGATTTAATTAACTCGGATTCGTTCAGAAAAAAACTTATAACGAGAAATTTAGTACCTTATGCTAAATCTCCAAACAGACCTTCTGTCCAAGTCCCGTATGAATATATTTCATCAGATTTGTCTGTAATTGATAGTCCTGACCAACTTATTGATGTTCCTTCATTCGCCAATCAATTATATCCTTTAAACAGATATGGTAATGAGGGTGGATATGAACAAGTTCCGGACCCAAATAGGTTAACTAATTCAATTTCAAACCAAGGGTTATATGGACCGGGGCAACAAGACGCTCATATTGTTGATGAGGGTTATGACGCGGTTAGATTATGGAGACCTTTAAACGCTTATGCAGACGGATTAAATGTATTTGATTCAGCTGAATCATTCTCAAGTTTAGAAACAGTTAGACCCGACCAAGATAGACAAGGAAATGGACAACCATATCCGGGGTCTATTGTTGTGTCAAGTTATTCTCCGTTATCAATATTACTATCTAATAACCCTACAGGTGATAATGGTTCTATGAGTCAGGATTCATATATTGCTCGTTTAGGTGCTCAAACACTTAGAAGTGAGTTTCAAGAACGAATTGCCGCAAGGATTAGATTAGAAACAATAGGAAGAGCCAACATATTAAATGTGACTAGTGGGACGGACTTAGTTAATATTCTATCAGGACAGGTTCCACTATTAGAACCAAATTATCAAATAACGGTTCCCTCAAATCCAATAAGTGCCGCCGCTGATTTTGCTCTTCGTTTAGGTGGTAGTATTTTACCCGTGAGTTTAATTCCGGGGTCGTATTTTGACCCAAAGATTAATCCGGGACAACCAACTACGATTCAACAAGTTACGAATGCAATTGCCGGAACAACAGTTGGAAACTTTTTTAATCAATTATTAGGTGCGGGACAAACCGGGTCACAAATTTTTTATAATAATACAGGTGCTGGTCAAAAATCTCGTTTGTTTAAAAATATTGATTATAACAAATACAAACCACATTATGATAGAGGTGTGTTTGATAGAGTTGCCGGTGCATTAACCGGAACATTGTCGGACAATAGTAATTTTTATGTTGGGTCAAGGAACTCTGACCCCTCAAGAATATTTTCTCCGGGAGGAGATTTACCGGTTGACCAATTTGGTAAAGAACAACAATCACCTGTATACGGACCTCAAGAGTTGGCTCAACTTTATGAAGGACCAAGTAAGGATATTCGATTAGGGGCTAATGGTCCGACATATTCTAATGGTGGTGGTATTGAAGGTGGATTCACTTGGACATCTCCAAAGTATAAAGATAATGCCGGTAAAAAAGTTGGTTTAGGTGGTGAGGTTACAAATGAGGATGAAGACTTTAAACCTTCGTCATACAACACAACTGAATCGACAAACAGGACTTTTAAAGGAGGTTCTATATTAGATGATACTCAGAGATTAATTAATAGCCAACCTCAAGGAGGGAGAAGACTACAACATGTGGGGAACGCAATTGACCAAGTCAGTAAAGTTTTTCATGATGGATATAAAGAAATAACTAAAGGGTCTCGAGTTTATCGATATATAGGGGCTGTTGGTCAAGAAGTTGGAACTGAGTATTGTCGTATTTTTGCTAAAGATTTACCATATCTTCAATATAATGATTTACAAAAAACAGATGGTATAACAACATCAGGGAGACGATTTTCAGATTCTGTTTTTGATAACACATATAATTTAAACATTGCACCAAACAAACAAGAAGGAGGACAAGACTCAACAAATTTGATTGGTAATATGAATACCGGATATGCCAAAAAATATATGTTTTCATTAGAAAATTTGGCATGGAGAACATCAAGTACGCCAGGTTTTTCAGTTGCAGATTTACCAATATGTGAAAGAGGTCCTAATGGTGGAAGAGTTATGTGGTTTCCACCATATGGTTTAACTTTTACTGAATCAAGTACTGCGAATTGGAATCAAAGTGATTTTCTTGGAAGACCTGAACCAATATATACTTATAAAAATAGTAGTCGTACCGGGTCAATAACGTGGAAAATTGTTGTTGACCATCCATCGGCGTTGAATGTTGTTGTAAATAAAATATTAAGTAATGAAACTAATAAAGTTAGAATTGATAGTATTTTAGAATCATTCTTTGCTGGATGTAGAAAATATGATTTATATGAATTGGCCAAAAAATATTACACTGTTAATCCAAATGATTTGTATCAATTACAGGAGGCAATATCATCAAAAGAAACGACTAAAGAACAAACTGAGTATATAAAGAAAAATATACAAGTACCAAATGAGGTTTCCCAAGAAGGTGGTGGTGGAAATACTAATGTTGATTTCGGCAAATATAACCAATTAGGGTTTTATTTTGGAAACGATTTTCCTAAAAAAGATAAACCAGTCCCTAATTACACTGAAGAATATACGAGATATACTAGCTCGACTAATAGACAATACTATAACAGTAAACCAAATGCTCAAGAAACTAGTGTGTTTTTTGATTCGGTGGTTACACCAAATTATAATTTAGCAAAAGAGTTTGTTAATGATTTGGCAAAACAATTAACTCAATATAAAGAAAGTGATGGGACAATTACAGTAACAATTGACGCAAGTTGTTCAGCCCCTGCTAGTGTGTCATACAATAAAGAATTGGCTCAAAGAAGGGTTGATTCCATTCTTAAATTTTTTAACGAAAGTGCGGTTTTACAACCATTTATAAAAAACCAAAAATTATTATTTAAAGGAACTGTTCTTGGTGAAAATGCTCAAGTATTACAATTTGACCCTGTGAAAAAAGAGTTTAAAATTGGTAAAAACGTAAATTGTACTGATAGTGACCCTAACGCTGTTAATGGTGATACTCAAGTTGGACCTAATGATATTACAACAACAAATGCGATGGCTTGTAGACGAGGATATGTTAAAGCGATATTACCAACAATCAAACAACCAACTACTACACCACCGGCACAATACACAACAGTTGTTGAGGAAAATAAAGTGTTAAAAACGGTTAAAGAAGAAGTTATATCACAAGAATGGAAACCAAGAGACAATATTACTAAACGAGTTTTAAGAGCTTTATTATCGGAGTGTGACTATTTTGAAACAATTAAAGCTGAGACACCTATGGTTTATGATAACCTTAGAGATAAATTAAAATTCTTCCAACCAGCATTTCATTCGACAACACCGGAAGGATTAAACTCTCGTCTAACATTTTTACAACAATGTATGAGACCGGGAGACACAATTCCAACAATTAAAGATATTGCGGGTAAACCAATATTACAATATAATAACGCAACAAATACTTCATTTGGGGCACCACCGGTGTTAGTATTACGTATTGGTGATTTTTATAACACTAAAATTATTCCGGATAATTTAAATTTAACATACGAATCGTTAGATATTAATCCTGAAGGGATTGGTATTCAACCGATGATTGCAAACGTAA